AGTGTGGGATGTTCAGTGGACTGCTAATGGTGGTGAACCGCGCACTCTATGCCAAGGCAAAGTGGAGTGTATCGCAGATGTCACCCGATGATTTCACAATAACGGCGCAAGGTGATAACATTGAGATTTCAACTGAGAAAGATATACCCGAAGTAACTATCGCTCTCGATGTAGTTCCAAAGTATAATGCGTTCGTTACCGATCAAGACATTGATCTTAAAGTTGAATCTCATATAGCTGAGTTTACTTTTGATAAAGATTCAGCCGATTCAAACCTGATTCTTCAACAAATACCTGATATTATTATCTTAGCCTCAGATAGCCTAGGATCGCAGGGACCTATAGGTCCCCCTGGGCCAGTAGGTCCGGAGGGCCCAGAAGGCCCTATAGGCCCCTCTGGTGGACCGCCAGGTCCTGAAGGTCCTATGGGTCCAATGGGTCCAGAAGGTCCAGTAGGTCCTGAGGGTGCTCCTGGTGATGATTCAATTGTTCCTGGACCACCCGGTCCACAAGGACCAATGGGGTTTCCTGGAGCAGATGGAGAAGATGGAGTTGATGGAGCACCTGGAGCTGTAGGGCCTCAGGGACCGAAGGGTGATCCAGGAGCAGTTGGAGCTGCTGGCGCTGCTGGAGTTCAGGGACCAAAGGGTGATAAAGGTGATACCGGAGCTGTAGGAGCAAATGGAGCTGTAGGAGCTCAGGGACCAAAAGGTGATCCCGGAGCAGCTGGCGCAGCTGGAGCTGTAGGAGCTCAGGGACCAAAAGGTGATCCCGGAGCAGCCGGTGCTCAAGGTCCAGTAGGTCCACAGGGTCCAGCCGGAGCTGATGCTAGCGCTAATCCATGGTGGTCATTTGTACGCTGGACGCAAGGTGTAGTTGGCGGTACAGCTGATGCACCAATGCAAGCTTGGGATTTACAGGAGTCAAATTTCACGATTGGTGATCCCAACGCTGGTGGAGGTGGAATCATTGCTCCTCGTGATGGGCTCTATCTAGTCGAAGTGGTCATTGAATATTGGTTAGCGCCATGGCCTGCTAGTGGTCAGATATTGATGAGCGCAGGCGCCAAGACTAGCGCAGCTGCACAACGTGAAATATTTATACAACGTTCGGAGCCGAATGGTGGATCGAATCGACGCACTTACTGTGTTACTGGAATGTTACGTGCTGTGGCTGGCGAACGAATCAACGCGTTTATGAATAACGGCAGTGGTCAGAGTGTTACACATAGTTCTGGTGCTTCGCCCGGAGATCGTCATGCCACTCGTTTTAGCGGTCAGTGGATCGCACCGTGACTGAGAATCAATATCAAGGTAGATTGATTGTAAGAATCAGAGATATGTTTCCCGGTTGTGTCGTTTTAAAAAATGATCCAACCTATCAGCAAGGCATTCCAGATCTTATTATTCTTTGGCATCACGATTGGGCTGCATTAGAAGTTAAACCTCGTGGTGGATTTTATGCTCAGCCTAATCAACTTTATTTCATTGAAAAATTAGGTGCAATGTCGTTTGCGGCATTTATATTTCCTGAAAATGAAGAGGAAGTTTTGGATGCACTTCAACAAGCATTTGAATCTCCAAGGTGAACATGCGTTTCTAAGTCCTAGCAGTTATCACTGGATTAACTATACTCCCGATCGATTAGTTGAACGTTGGACTGCATCGCAAGCTATGGCTTACGGTACAATGCAACATGATTACGCGCAAAGAGAAATTTTAGCAGGTCGACAATCGCATCTTGTAGGAACTATCGGTTTATACATTAACGATGCGATTCAATATAAAATGGACACAGAACAAGTTCTTTTCTATTCCGAGAATTGTTTCGGAACTGCTGATTCTATTTCATTTCGATATAATACTCTTAGAATTCATGATTTAAAAACAGGTCAATATCCTGCTTCAGTTCATCAACTTGAAATTTATGCTGCGCTCTTTTGCCTTGAATACGACAAAGATCCATTTCAAATCAAAATTGAGCTGCGCATTTATCAAGATAACGAAGTCATCGTTTATGATGCTGATCCTGAGGATATTGTGTTTATTATGCAAAGAATTCAAGAATTTGATAGAATCCTGTCCCATCGAAAATTAGAGGAGGAGTCGTGATTCGTACTCAAGAAGAACACCTTGCGCATTACGGCATCCTTCGAAAATCTGGCCGTTATCCTTGGGGTTCTGGTGGTACGCAAGAACAACGTAGTCGAAATTTTCACAGTTATATGGATGGACTTAAAGCGGAAGGAATGTCTGAAACCGAGATTGCTAGAGGTGTTGGTCTTACAACAACTCAACTTCGTGATACAAAAAGAATAGCGGGTCAGGTAAAAAGAGAAGATACGATTCGTCAAATTGAAAAGTATAAAGAACGAGGTTGGTCGAATAACGCTATATCCAAACGTATGGGTATAAATGAATCTTCGGTTCGACATTATCTTGCTCCTGGACAAAAAGATAAAGTTAATGCCGTTCAAACAACAGCGAATATGCTTAGAGATCAGGTTAATGAAAAAGAGATGATCGATATTGGTAAAGGCGTTGAAGCACAGCTTGGAGTTACAAAGAGCCGTCTTCAAAGTGCCGTTGCTGATCTAGTACTAGAAGGACATAACGTTTATAACATTAAGGTTCAGCAACTTACCACAAATAAGTATACAACATTAAAAGTATTAGCTAAGCCCGGTCTTTCTCGCGAGCATGTTCAGCAGAATCGAGCGAACATTCAACAAATTCAGGGTTATTCTGAAGATCATGGACGAAGCTTTCAACAAATTCAGAAGCCCATTTCAGTCAGTTCAAGACGAATTGAAGTTAATTATGCCGATCAAGGTGGAGCTCAGGCTGATGGTGTTATCTATATTCGTCCCGGTGTAAAAGATCTTTCTATTGGAAAGGCCAATTATGCCCAGGTTCGAATTATGGTCGATAAGACCCATTATCTTAAGGGCATGGCTGTTTATAAAGAAGATCTTCCTGAAGGTGTAGATCTTGTTTTTAATACAAACAAGTCTCGTACTGGTCGTAAGCTAGATGTTATGAAAGAGATAGAATCTGATCCTACGAATCCATTCGGTTCTATCGTTCATCAGATGCCTGGATCGGCTATGAATATTGTCGGCACTAAACAAGGATCGGGCGAAGAAGGTTCTTGGGATACTTGGCAAAAAAGTCTTTCGTCTCAGATGTTGTCTAAGCAAAATATAACGCTTGCTCAGCAACAATTGGATATGACATTTGAACGTCGTCTGTCAGAATTTAATGACATTAACGGTTTGACAAATCCTACGGTTCGAAAAGATCTTCTTCTAAAATTCTCCGATTCGGTTGATGCAGCTTCTGTACATTTGAAGGCAGCTGCATTACCAAGGCAAGCAAATAGAGTATTGCTTCCGGTTACGTCAATAAAGCCAACTGAAATCTATGCGCCTACTTTTAGGAATGGCGAACGAGTTGTACTTATTCGTCATCCACACGGTGGAACTTTCGAGATTCCAGAATTGACGGTGAATAATCGTAATCTCGAAGCCCGCAAGATCATAGGCGCAAATGCTCAGGATGCGGTTGGGATTCATCATACAACGGCTAAGCATTTGTCTGGTGCAGATTTTGATGGCGATACAGTTCTTGTTATTTCTAACAATAAGGGATTGGTAAAAACAACCCCCGCCCTCGATGAATTGAAGAACTTCGATCCGCAAGATTATAAAATCCCTGAAGGTTCTTCTATTCCACACATTACTGCCGCTCGAAAACAGCAAGAGATGGGCAAGATTTCAAATTTGATTACAGATATGTCCATTCATGGAGCTGAGCCGCATGAACTTGCTCGAGCAGTTAAGCATTCGATGGTCGTTATTGATTCAGAAAAGCATGGACTTAATTTCCTGCAATCGGAAAAAGATCAAGGCATTCTTGCTTTGAAGGAACAATATCAAGGTGGAGCAAGAAAGGGTGCGTCTACTTTAATAAGTCGCGCTAGTTCTAGGACTTTTGTTCTTGATAGAAAAGAAAGGCCTGCCAGTAAAGGTGGACCTATTGATCCGGTTACTGGTAGGAAGGTTTATGAACTAACTGGGCGTCAGATTAAAGATCGTAAAACAGGTAAGTTGGTCGATGCAAGGATACGATCTCAGAAGTTAGCAGAGACCGAAGATCCTTTCACTCTTTCTTCTGGTACAAAGATGGAGACCACTTATGCTACACATTCTGCTAAGCTAAAGGCCTTGGCTAATGCTTCGAGAAAAGAAGCAGTAACTAATACTAAGCCCATTCCTTATTCCCCCTCAGCAAAGAAGACCTATGCTAAAGAAGTAGATTCTTTAAATGCTAAGCTCAACATCGCTGAGAAGAATGCTCCTCTTGAAAGACAAGCCCAGCTCTTAGCAAACCACTCCCTCGCTATGACCCGGCAAGCTAACCCAGGCATGGCGCCCGATGAGGCTAAGAAGGTTAAACAAATAGCTTTAACTGAGGCTCGTAATAGAACGGGTGCTAAGAAAGATCCCGTTATTATTACACAGAATGAATGGAATGCTATCCAAGCTGGCGCAATCAGTACATCTAAGTTAACCAGAATACTTAATAATGGTGATGCCGATAACGTTAAGAGATTAGCAATGCCTAAGTTCCAGCCCAAGATGACAAGTAATATGAAGGGTCGTGCTGAGGCTATGCTAGCAGCAGGGTATACTCAGGCTGAGGTAGCAGACCATTTGGGTGTTGGCTTAACTACACTCAAAGAAGGTATCAAATAATGGCTGATACTGAATACATGTTAACAACAGTGGACAATCCATTCGATCCATTCACTAGGTTTGATGAGTGGTTAGCTTACGATACAAGAATGGGTTACAACACAGCCGGTATGCTGGACCGTATCGCTAAGGTATCAAGTGAATTGTCTGAACCTGACCAGGCATTGGCTATCCAAAGTGCAATTGATGAAATTGTAAATGAAAATGTTTCGGGGATGTGGACTAAGGTTGCAAAAAATAATAGTAGGGAGTCTATCGTATAGGGGGGGAGGGGTCGAAAATTTCAACCCCCCTCTCTCATCGCCCGGCTCCTAAAAATAGCCCCGGAGGCATATTCCCATAAACAAAAGTAGAAGGGAGGTCGTGTGCCAGCGAGGAAAAGGCAAGTGAAACTCGATAGGACTCCTCGCAAACCCGCGACAACTCCTGAGGGTCGTGAGAATGAGCTGGTTTCTCAAGCGACGGACCTTGCCGAAAAACAAATTAGAAGCGGAACAGCTTCATCTCAGGTCATTACGCACTTTCTAAAGCTTGGTTCGACTCGCGAACGCCTCGAACAAGAGCGACTCGAGCATGAAAACGAACTTACACGCGTCAAGATTGAAGCACTCGAGTCTCAGAAGCGTGTAGAAGAGTTGTACATGGAAGCTCTTACAGCTATGCGGTCATATTCAGGAGACTTACCACCTCCGGAGTCTGATGACGAAGGTTAGAACATATTCCGAACTTTGTCAACTGGAAACGTTTGAAGAACGATACCATTATCTCCGTTTACAAGATGTAGTTGGAAAAGCAACGTTTGGGTTTGATAGATTAATTAATCAACGATTTTATCACTCAAGCGAATGGAAGAAGCTTCGAAGTTTTGTTATATCTAGGGATAATGGTTGTGATTTGGGAATTCCGGGTTATGATATTTATTCAGGTTTGATAATTCATCATATGAATCCGATAGCATTAGATGATATCATACATGGCGGTGAATTTCTTCTCAATCCTGAATTTTTGATAACCACAACACTTCAAACACATAATGCGATTCATTATGGCGATGAGACACTTCTTCCTAGAGGTCCAATCAAGCGTAAAAGAGGTGATACGACACTCTGGTGAAAGGAGGGAAATGCAGCCAACAGACATTGTTAAGAATCATCCAGCCGAAACAGTGGGACCTCTCGCAACAGCCCTTGCCGCTTTGATTGCGGGAATAGCTGATGTTGACAACGCAGATACAATCTTATATTTGGCCATTGTTCTTTCATTTGTACCAGCTTTGGTGACGTGGATTGTCGATATGAGGCGTGGGGCAAATGATGGTTCAGTTAATTCTGACGATTCCGGGAACTGATTGGGCAATTCCATGGGCAGGCCTAGGCTCATTTCTTCTAGGTTTAGGTAGTGCACTTAGCGGATACGCTGCAATTACGACAGCAAAACGGGCTGCTAGGGAGGTGAATGATGAAGATCACTCCGAAAATAACGATTCTGGTGGTAACCGGATCACTAATGGCGGGGGGTAGCGGATTTATGGCAGCCGCAGCTCTGAGTCAAGCAACATCTGAGCCACTCAAAACAGTAACCGTTGATGTTGGTACAGGAGTAACAGGTCCACCTGGACCACCCGGATCCACCGGACCGAAAGGCGATCAAGGTCTTCAAGGACCTCCAGGCGAAATAGGACCGAAAGGTGAACAAGGCCTTCAAGGACCTCCGGGACCTCCGGGACCTCCGGGACCAGCTGGAACAGATATATGTGCAGGAGCACCCACGGGTTATGAGCCAGGAATTCTGCAAATTAACGGCGCGGGTGGGCAAGTGAAAATCTTTACTTGCATCGAACCGTAACGAGGAGACGAAGTGAGCGAAAGGAGTATCATGGACGAAGATACGCAGGAGTTCGAGCCGTTTGCAAGTGAACGGCCTGAGACCGAGCCGGAAGCAGAGCCTGCAACGGAGCCGGAGACAGAGCCGGAGGCAGTACCGGTACCCGATGAGGGTGGCGAGGAAGGAGACAAGGATGACGGAGAAGACGCAGACTGAAGATCAGGTAGAAAAAGAGGAAAAAGCTCCCGCCGATCAGAAGAAGTATGACGGTGGTGCAATTCCTTCAAAAAAGGCAAAGAAAGATTAACCCAAGATAAGTAGGTGAGATGATGGAACCGAGTATTCTAACTAGTGTAAAAAAGGTTTTGGGTATCGCTGCAGAGTATCTCGCATTTGACCAAGACATCATGATGCATATTAACACCGCGCTTTCTACTCTCACTCAGCTAGGCGTTGGACCTGCTACAGGATTTACAGTTGATAGCATTGATGATGAATGGGATGATTTTGTAGACCCAACTGATCATCAGTACAATGCAGTGAAGTCGTATGTTTTTCTTCGGGTTCGAATGCTTTTCGATCCTCCCCAGACATCATATCTTATTGCGGCACAGACTGATCAGATTAAAGAGCTCGAATGGCGTTTGAACGTCCATCGTGAAGAGACTGGATGGACTGATCCTGATCCCCCCATTACTGATACTGAAGCCGCTTAGGAGGATAGTATGGCTGAGAGAGAAAGTTCTTTAGCTGAGAGAGAACGGCAAGATGCAGAGAAAGCTGCAGCAATTGAGGAACGACGAGTTCGACTAGGGCATGACAAAGAGCGGCCCGCTAAGTCTAAAGCCAAGCCTAAGGCTAAGGACGAAAAGAAGGAAGAATCGGAGGCGTAAATGACTGCCGCCGAAGTTGTAGGGGCCATCCTTTCTCACCATGGTGTTAAAGGAATGAAGTGGGGTGTTCGTCGAAAGGCTACGGTTGGTCCACACGAAGTTATTGTTCGAGATACTAGAAGGAGAATCAAGACTTCTGGTGGCGAAGGACATCCAGCACATCCAAGTGCCGTTAGCGCTCGTAAAACTGGACAAATAGCAAAGAAGAGTGGAGTTAAAGCTCTTTCCGACGAACAATTGCACTCGTATGCAAAACGAATTCAGCTTGAACAAAACGTTAAACGACTCCAATATAATGAAAAACCCGCAGCTACAAAATTTGTATTGCGCGTTCTTGGACGAACTGGCGAACAGTCAACCCAACAGGCCGCAAATACAGCCGTATCAGCAGCAGCTAAACGAGCGCTTGTGCTTGCTGCAGCATAAGAAAGGAGGGTTGGCGTGGGTCTGTCGAATACAGCGACGCCGATCTATTACGGTCGGTTTCGTGAGGCAGTCCTCCGAGGAGAAATCCCTGTAAATAGAGAGATCTCGCTGGAGATGAATCGGATTGATTCGCTCATTGCTAACCCTAATATCTATTATGATGATCAGGCAGTTGAAGGATTTATTCGTTATTGTGAAGGTGAATTAACTTTAACGGATGGATCGGATCTTCATCTTCTTGACTCTTTTAAACTTTGGGCCGAACAAATCTTTGGTTGGTATTATTTCGTTGAGCGTAGCGTGTATGTTCCGACAAAAGATAATCATGGTGGTCATTATGAGAAAAGGGAGATCAAGAAACGCCTAACCCTTAAACAGTATCTAATAGTTGCTCGAGGAGCAGCTAAGTCGATGTATGGATCTGTTATTCATAGTTACTTTCTCAATGTTGATACGTCGACTACACATCAGGTTACTACTGCACCCACCATGAAACAGGCGGAAGAAGTTATGTCCCCGTTTCGCACGTCCATTACGCGCGCGCGTGGGCCCCTGTTTAAATTCCTCACAGAAGGATCTCTTCAGAATACGACGGGTTCGAGAGCCAATAGAGTAAAGCTGGCTGCCACAAAGAAAGGTATTGAGAACTTTCTTACTGGCTCAATTCTCGAGATTCGTCCAATGGCTATCAATAAGTTGCAGGGTCTTCGTCCAAAGATCTCTACAATTGATGAATGGCTATCTGGTGATCTCCGAGAGGACGTGGTGGGTGCAGTTGAGCAGGGTGCATCGAAGCTTGAGGACTATTTGATCGTCGCTATTAGTTCTGAGGGAACTGTTCGGGCGGGATCCGGAGATACGATTAAACTGGAACTTGCTGATATTCTCAAAGGTGAATATTTAGCCCCACATGTTTCAATCTGGCATTATAAACTAGATGAAATTGAAGAAGTTGCTGATCCAGCTATGTGGGTAAAAGCTAATCCAAATTTAGGAGCAACTGTTTCTTATGAAACCTACCAGCTTGACGTCGAGAGGGCTGAAAAAGCTCCAGCATCTCGGAATGATATTCTGGCAAAACGCTTTGGTATTCCCATGGAGGGTTATACATACTTTTTTACTTATGAAGAGACTCTGGTTCACCGCACTCGTGAATTTTGGCAGATGGCTTGTTCTCTCGGGGCGGATCTTTCGCAGGGCGACGATTTTTGTGCATTCACGTTTTTATTCCCGCTCGGACGAGAGCAATACGGAGTAAAGACGAGGAGCTATATTACCGAACTTACGTTGATGAGACTTCCTGCTGCTATGCGACAGAAGTATGAAGAATTTATCAACGAAGGTAGTCTTCACGTTATGCCAGGAAACATTCTTGACATGATGGAAGTATATGAAGATCTGGATCGTTTTATTCTGGTATCTGAGTATGATATCCGTACGCTTGGATATGATCCGTACAACGCTAAAGAATTCGTTACTCGTTGGGAAGGTGAAAACGGACCGTTTGGTATTGAGAAAGTACTTCAGGGTGCGAAGACTGAATCGGTTCCATTGGGTGAGATCAAGATCATGGCTAGAGAACGTCTTTTGATATTTGATCAAGCACTCATGTCATTTGCAATGGGTAATGCTATTACGTTGGAAGATACTAACGGAAATCGAAAGCTTCTGAAAAAGCGTCAGGATGAGAAAATCGATAATGTTGCGGCCCTTATGGATGCTTGGGTTGCTTTCAAATTAAACAAGGAGGCTTTTGAGTGAATTCAAAGATTACTATAACTGATGTCGCCCTTACGGTTATTGCTGTATTTATTGTTTTAGCTTATTTTAATGGATGGGGCTAAGTTAGGAAGGAGGTGTAAGTGTCGCGAGCTACCATGGCGTTAAAACACGCTTGGAACGTATTTTCTAATACTAGTGAAAGACGAGTTTTCTCTCAATACGGTGATCCAAATTATGGGGGAAGACCTGATCGCGTAAGACTCCATATTCCTAATGAGCGTTCGCTTATTTCTTCGATTTATACGCGACTTAGTATTGATGTTGCTTCAGTTGATATGCGCCATGTAAGAACGGATGATCAAAAGAGATATTTAGAAGATGTTGATAGTGGTCTTAATAATTGTTTGACAGTCGAAGCTAATCTCGACCAAGCTGCGCGAGCTTTTAGGCAAGATATTGCTATGACACTCTTTGATAGAGGCTGCGCTGCGCTTGTTCCTGTCGATACAACAATTAACCCAGAAACATCTGGCGGTTATGACATCCTAACTCTTCGTGTTGGTGAAGTTGTAGCATGGTATCCTAAACATGTACGAATCAATTTATACAACGAAGATGTAGGTCGACGCGAAGAGATTACTATTGAGAAATCAGCAGTGGCTATTGTTGAGAATCCGCTGTATGCTGTAATGAATGAACCGAATTCAACTCTTCAACGTCTACTTGTTAAACTTAATTTACTGGATTCTATTGATGTACAATCTGCTTCTGGAAAACTGGATCTAATCATTCAGCTTCCATACGTGATTAAATCTGAAGCTCGAAGACAGCAGGCAGAACAACGTCGTCAAGACATTGAGTTTCAACTTAAAGGTAGTCAATATGGTATCGCCTATACAGATGGTACCGAGAAGATTACTCAGTTAAATCGTCCTGCCGAAAACAATCTCATGGCCCAAGTCGAATACCTAGTCGATATGCTTTATGGTCAACTTGGTCTAACCGACGAAATCATGAAAGGTACAGCGGACGAAAAGGCTATGTTGAATTATTGGAATCGAACGATCGAACCGATCCTTCAAGCTGTCGTTGAATCCATGCGACGTACTTTCTTGACTAAGACTGCTCGAACACAAAAGCAGTCGATTCTATTCTTTAGAGATCCATTTCGGTTGGTTCCAATTGAGAACATAGCTGAGATTGCCGATAAGTTTACTCGTAATGAAATCATGTCGTCGAATGAAATTAGGCAGGTTGTTGGTATGGCTCCTAGTAAGGATCCAAAAGCAGATCAACTGACCAACAGCAACATGCCACAACCAGTTCCACCAGATCCGACGACAAATGGACATAGTCAACCAGATCCGGCTCTAACTGAGGTGCTATCGAAAGTAGCTAATAGGCCAATGTCGCAAAATTAAGGAGGAACATTCAAAATGGGAGAAAAGGCTAAGCCTGACTTTAGCGGCTACGCCACCAAAGCTGGACTTCTATGTTCAGACGGTAGGACTATTATGCCGGATGCTTTCAAACATCAGGATACTGAAACGGTCCCACTGGTCTGGCAGCACAATCACAATGAGCCCAGCAACGTGCTCGGTCATGCAGTCCTTGAGCATCGCGACGACGGCACCTATGCCTACTGTTTCCTTAACGATACAGATCAGGCAAAGAATGCTCGAACGTTGGTGCAGCATAAAGACATTAAGTCATTGTCTATCTATGCTAATGGACTTACCGAGAAGGCAAAGAAGACTCTTCACGGATTTATTCGTGAGGTAAGTCTTGTATTGTCGGGAGCCAATCCCGGTGCACTTATTGACAATATTACTATAGCTCACAGCGATGGCGATATGGTCACGCTCGAAGATGAAGCGATTATCTATACTGGTCTCGCCCTTAATGCTGATGGAGAGTCTTCAGAAGAGGAAGAGGTTGAGCATTCTGAAGAGAATCCAACGATTCAAGAAGTTTACGATTCAATGACTTCTGAGCAGAAGGAAGTCGTCCATTACATGGTTGGTACTGCCCTTTCTGAACGAGCTGATGAATTGAAGCAGTCTTCTACTGACGACAAAAAGTCTGACAAGTCTGAATCGCTAACCCATGAGAAAGAGGAAGGACGACGGATGACCCGCAATGTCTTCGAGGAGCAGAATGACGAAGGCAAAAAGGAAGAGAAGCACACTCTCTCGCATGATGCTATTAAGGGAATCGTCGCCGACGCTCAAAAGGTCGGATCGCTTAAGGCAGCTGTCGAGTCATACGCTCTCAAACATGGTATCGATAATATCGATATTCTCTTCCCGGATGCTCGGAACGTTACTGGTACTCCTGAATTCGATCAGAGGAGAGTCGAGTGGGTCTCCGGTGTCATCAATGGCACCCGGCACTCGCCGTTCTCCCGCATTAAGTCGATCGTTGCCGATATTACCGTCGATGAAGCTCGAGCACTGGGCTACGTCAAGGGTACTCTGAAGAAGGAAGAGTTCTTCGGACTTGTGTCGCGCGCGACGACTCCAAGCACGATCTATAAGAAGCAGAAGCTTGATCGTGATGATATCATTGATATCACTGACTTCGATGTTGTAGCTTGGCTCAAGGCTGAGATGCGCGTTATGTTGGATGAGGAACTTGCACGTGCAGTTCTTATTGGGGACGGTCGTCTTATTGCTGATGACGATCATATTAAGGATCCTGGTCTGACTGGTGCTACTGATAATGCTGGTATTCGTTCGATCTTGAACGAGGACGATCTTTATGCAGCTCATGTTGTGCTTCCAGTTGCTGCCGATACTCCTCCTGAGATGGTTGACGCCATTATTGGAGCGATGGCCGACTATAAGGGATCTGGATCTCCGACTCTCTACACCACGCTTCCGGTGCTCACGTCGCTTCTGGTACATCGAGATGCCGAGGGTCATCGTCTGTGGAGGACCACGTCAGAACTTGCTTCTGAGATGGGCGTTTCGAACATCGTTACCGTCGAAGTGATGGAGACGGAAGCCAAGCTTATTGGCATCATTGTCAATCTGAAGGATTACACGATTGGCGCCGATAAGGGCGGAGATGTCAATTTCTTTGACGACTTCGACATCGACTACAACCAGTACAAGTACCTGCTCGAGACTCGAGTTTCCGGTGCGCTTACGAAGATTCGCTCGGCGCTGGTTGTTTCGAAGCCATAAGGTAGGTCTCCGATGACGAGGTTCTTTGGTCGCATTGGTTATGGAGAATCAATAGAAAATGCACCAGGCGTTTTTGTTGATAATATTATCGAGTATTCATATTACGGGGATGTTATTAGAAATGCACGAAATCTCCGTGAGGGAGAAAATCTTAATCCTGATCTCAGCGTTCAAAATTCAATCAGCGTTGTGGCCGATGCATATGCCAATGAACATTTCTTTGCTATTCGGTATGTAGAATGGGCGGGGGTTTTGTGGACGGTTTCTAGCGTCGAAGTGCAGAGCCCCCGTCTTCTACTGAGATTAGGGGAGGTGTATAATGGGCCAACGCCTTGATTTACACCAGATCCTTCAAACAATCACTCAATTTGTATATTTTCAGCCACCAACCAACGTAAAGTTGCAATATCCATGTATTGTTTATAAACGAGGCTTTGCAGATACTACATTTGCAGATGACAGTCCATACAATCATACAAAGCGATACATGATCACCGTTATTGATCCAGATCCGGATAGTAAAATTCCAGATAAAGTGGCTGCATTGCCGATGAGTTTATTTAATAGGTTTTATACAGCCGATGATTTAAATCACGACGTTTATAACGTCTACTTTTGAGGGAAAGGAAGGACATGGCCCCTTTGACTTGGGACGATGTTGGCGAAAAACTATATGAAACTGGTGTAGATCACGGAGTTCTGTATCTTCCGGATCCGGCAGGCGTGTATAACACGGGTTTTGCTTGGAATGGTCTCACCACAGTTACCGAATCGCCATCTGGTGCTGATCCCAATCCGCAATTTGCGGACAACATTAAGTATCTGAACCTCCAGTCTGCCGAAGAGTTCGGCGGAACTATCGAGGCATTTACTTATCCGGAGGAGTTCGGCCAGTGTGATGGTACGGCTCTTCCCTCGCCAGGCGTAGCCGTTGGACAGCAGGGTCGAAAGTCGTTTGGCCTGAGCTATAGGACAAAGGTCGGAAACGATGTCGACGGCGTGGACTATGGTTACAAGCTGCATCTGATTTATGGTTGTCAGGCCGCTCCATCGGAGAAGGCTTATGCCACCATCAATGATTCACCGGCCGCAATCAATTTCAGTTGGGCTATTACAACTACACCGGTTCCGGTTACAGATCTTAAGCCTACTGCTTTGATCGTGGTTGATTCTACTGTTGTAGATTCAGCCGATCTCCTGGCGCTTGAGGATCTTCTGTATGGTAAGGCTGCGGTTGAAGCTGCACTTCCAATGCCGGATGCCGTTATTGCACTATTTGGTCCTTGATCTTTAGATAGGAGGCCAAGGAATGCTGACGATTATTGTTCCAGGCGTCGAAATGTTTGATGAGAAGTCACAAGAATTTGTTACTAAAAACGATGTGACTTTGGAGTTAGAGCATTCTTTGGTCTCACTGTCAAAATGGGAGTCAAAGCACGAGAAACCTTTCTTGGGTAAGTCCGAGAAAACAAACGAAGAAGTTCTTGACTACATAAGATGTATGGTACAGACTCCTGACGTTTCAGAAGAAGTCTTCTCTAAGCTTTCAGAGAAGAATTTTGAAGAAATTAACGAATACATTGAAGCTAAGATGACTGCTACGTGGTTCAATGATTCTCCGAATGCTCCGCAGAGTCGAGATGTTATTACAGCGGAGCTCATATACTATTGGATGGTTGTCTTTCAGATTCCGTTCGAATGTGAGAACTGGCATCTTAATCGATTATTCACTTTAATTCGAGTTTGTAATATTAAGCAATCGAAACCTCAGAAGATGAGTCGAGGTGAAATGGCAGCTCGGAATCGAGAGCTTAATGCTCAGCGTAGACAACAGTTGGGCACATCGGGTTAGAAAGGGGGTGCAATGACCACTCTTGCTTGGGATGAAATTGGTGATCGAGTTTATCAGACGGGTATTGATCGCGGAGTTCTCTATCTCCCAGATGGCACGACAGCTCCTTGGAATGGTCTTACTGGAGTAGAAGAAGATTCCTCCTCCGAAGTAAAATCGTTCTATCATGAAGGAGTGAAGTTCTTACAAAATTTTGTTCCTGGTGATTTTGAAGGAAAGCTCAAAGCGTTTACATACCCAGAAGAATTCGATCGAGTCCAAGGAGTCTCCAGTATTTCTCCTGGATTTGACATTTATGATCAACCAGTGAGTAGTTTTAGTTTATCATATAGAACAATTATTGGTAATGATGTGTCCCCAAACTATGGTTATAAGATTCATATTCTATATGATGTCATTGCCAATCCTGATTCAATTTCGTTTAATACTTTGGAAGATTCTGGAGCTCAAGCAACTGAATTTGGATGGTCTCTGAGCGGAACTCCATCAAAACTTAGAGGTTTTAAACCAACGGTTCATGTTGCTATCGATTCAACACAAACACCTCCCGAAGTCATGCAGATTTTGGAAGATCAACTGTATGGAACCGATACAAGTGATCCTCGTCTTCCACTACTTTCTGAAATTGCTGGATATTTCGGATATCTAGATGCTCTTATCATCGTTGATCATGGAGATGGTAGTTGGACGGCTGTTGATGCGTCGGATAACTATATTACGATGCTAGACGAGACTACTTTCCAAATCGATAACGCTGATGTTACATATTTGGACGCAGATACGTATGAAATTTCATCTACGAATGATTAGTAGGAGGTGAAATGGCTACAGTTACTGGTCTCACCGCCGATCGAATGCTTGAAATTGAAGCTGAATCGGTTGTTGATGGCACTATTATCGGTGGCGAACTGATTCTTACAAAGCATGATGGATCAACGATCGATGCCGGTAGTGTAATAGGCCCCCCTGGTCCGGAAGGTCCTATGGGGTCAGATCTTGATGTTCTTATAGAACGGGCGATTCTTGATGTTGGAATCCCAAATCAGATTCGTGCTGGTCGACAACTAGCTCTAGAAGATTTTACAAATATTGGACTAGCTGCGCCTGCTGGTTTGTGGAATTTCTCGAATGCGTTCACTGATTCAAGCGGTAATAATCGAACTCTCATTGCAAAGGGAGCGGTTGCATATGCTCGTGGAATTGAAGGTCTTGACAACGCCGCGGCACAGTTTACCGGAGCTAATGCGCTGTTTATTGATGATACGGGAGTAAATGATCCATTTCGTCTTAGAGCAGGATCTTTTGGTGCTTGGATTAGAACGGCAAAACAAGGTGTAATTCAATCAATTATTACAAAACGTGCAGCAGCAGGTCAATTGGGTTATTGGCTTAGAATCTCTACTGCTAATGTAGCTGATTTTGGGTTTAGTTCTACAGGTTCTGATGTCATCGAAATCATGGGTTTGTCAAAAATTTGTGATAATAGATGGCATTTTATTGTTGGTACATTTGATGGCGTTTTGCAAAATCTGTATGTTGATGGAATACTAGAAGCAACCCAGTTGCAAGGTGATACTGGTGCAGAATTGATATTTGGATCCTCCGGGCCTTTGAACGTTGGTTCATGGGGCGCAAATGCCAGCAATCCAGTTAACGAATCAAATTTTGGACGAACGGATGAAGTATTTATAACATCAGAGATTCTTTCTGCTGATAAAATTTACAATCTGTATTGTGCAAAGATTCCGCATACGCTTGGAGCACTTCCTTCAGGAGTTTCGTTGAATGTTTATCCTGGAGCTAAAGGTGCATCTCTGTTTCCTGGAGATTTTCCTGTTGCACCATTGCGTCTGTACAATTTCTCTGCTGGATCACTTGGAAATGAGGGTTCCGATGCTGGCGCTGGTTTGGCTGTTGTTGGTGCTCCAATTTCTGTAGCTGGCGTTGATGGTACCAAAGGTAATGCGTATAATTTTGGTGGCACTCAAAGATTTGTCGCTCCAGATACAGGATTACCTGCAGGGACAGCAACGTGTTCGTACGGTTGTTGGGTCAAGTGTTCGAACGGAACTTCTGCGTCGTTGTATATTCTTACCTGGGGTACAGTCAACGGCAATAATGATAATCGCATATCGGTTGTGCAAGGTAATATTACATTTGTTAATGCGGGATCGGCGATAACTGGACCGTTTATTTCTGACGGGAATTGGCATTTCGTTGTAGTTGTTCAAGAAAATGCACCTGTTGATGGCGTAAAGCGTAAGTTTTATGTGGATGGACGGCTTGTTGCATCGTCAACTGTTTTGAATGCTGTTGTACTTGGTGGAGCAAACAAGTTCGTCGTTGCGTCATCTCTTGCTAGCGCAAGTAATTTTATTGGACAAATCGATACTGTATTTGTTTGTGATGTTGCGTTAGGTTTGGATAATATTAACGCACTTTATACTAAGAGTTTGGTCGATCACCTTCCTTCTCCTAAGAATGCTGGAGATCATATTCAATCGATGTCAGATGAAGATCTTCTGGTTACATTTGATACGTTGGATATTGCGCATAAGGTAAGTATGAAGGTGATGGCATGAGAACTCAACAAAAAGATATTAGACGTTCGACAGTATTGACCACATTAAATCCTGTGACCGATGTAACTAGCGGAAATGGTGTATTTTCAGATGGTACGCCTTGGCATATGGTTAGAACTGCTACAGGTGAGTATACGATGTATTTTGATACGCGTATATTTGTAATTAGTGGTTCTATTGGACCTCTTGCTTCTGGTCGACATTATTATAAGTTCGAAGCTCCTGGTGCTGGTCAAGCACGTGTTCAAGTATTGGATCCCACCGGTGCTGCAGAGAATTCGGCAAATTTTGATGTGACTCTTTCTGTTCTAGATACCCGTACTTAGGATTTCCGATGAGATTTGAACTTTCCGGAAGTATAAGTCGTGCAGAACCACATACTGAGAATCTTAAACCTGGAAATTTCATTCCTGCAGATTGGATTGATCTAGGTTATACCAATTTCGACGTGATTTGTATTGGTGGAGGTGGAGGAAGAGGTGGCGGTGTTGATACCCAAAATACAGGAACACTCATTCGAACATATGGCGGTGAAGGCGGTGGAGGAGGCTATCACCGTGTTCAAGGTCTTCTCTCGCAGCTTCCAGCTAATGTCCCGGTCGTTGTTGGTGCAGCTGGAGCGCCTGGAACAGATCAAGTCAGCAATCCCGCTCTTACCACTGATGGCGGTAATGGTGGATATTCTTCATTCAACACAGCCCTCTGTGCTGCTTCCGGTGGTATGGGCGGAAAGAGAGCTCAAGCCGCCACTCAGATCGCTGCAACTTTAGCGGATGGTGGTCAAGGTGGAATAGGTAATCGTACTGCTGTAGGAGGTGGTGGTCTCGGAGGACACTGTGGAGATCCTGATGACGATCCATCTACCAGTACAGATGGAGAAGACGGCCCCATTATCGACGATATTGGTCACGGCGGAGGCGGTGGAGCAGGAGGAATTGCAGCATACACCGGAGTTTCGTACCTTGAAGCTACCGCCGGAGGTCGTGGATCATATAATCCAGATGACGTGTTGGTCGCTGGAGATGGAGAAGACCCACAAGAGGATCCAGGATCTGGAGTCGATGCTATTAAGCCAGGAAGAGGCGGTGGTGGTACGGCTTCTCCCTTGAATGGATTGCCTTACAATTATGGTCGAGCTGGTGTTCCAGGCGCGGTTGTCATTTATCTCTCTGCGAAGTAATTATGATTAATTTTACTCAGACAGGTGATTTCAATAACACTGAGGCATATTTGTCACGATTATCAAAAGGAGATCTGTCTCAGGTGTTGAGTAAGTACGGAACCGTTGGTGTTAATGCTTTATCCAATGCTACGCCAACAGATTCTGGCTTGACATCGGAGTCATGGTATTACACAATCGAGTCTCGGCCTGGATATTACTCGATTCGTTGGCACAATAGCAACGTACATAACGGTATACCTATTGCAGTCTTGATTCAGTACGGGCATGGTACTAGAAATGGCGGCTATGTACAGGGTCGAGACTATATTATGCCTGCGATGCGACCTATATTTGATCAGATAGCATCCGAAGCATGGAAGGAGGTGACCAGGATTTAATGGCGACTATCGATGACAAAGTCGTTGCTATGAGTTTCGAGAATAGTAAATTCGAATCGGGTGTTAAACAAAGTATTTCCTCGATCGATAAACTTAAAGCAGCGCTTAAATTTGATGGTGCGACCAAAGGTTTAGAAAATATTGATAGAGCTACTCAAGGTGTTCAGACTGGTCTTCTTTCCAAGATTGGCAACGCTCTCGATTCCATCATTCCAAAGTTTGATGCACTTAGATTAGTTGCAATTGGCGTGATGTCACAGATTGCTACTAAGGCTATAACAGCAGGTGCATCATTAGTCAAATCACTCACTCTGGATCCAATTATTCAGGGATTTCATGAGTATACGACGAATCTAAATGCTGTCCAGACGATCATGGCCAATACCCAGGCCGCGGGTACTACGCTTAAGCAAGTCAATGCAGCTCTGAATCAGCTGAACCATTATTCAGACAAGACAATTTATAACTTCAGCGAGATGGCTCGAAACATCGGTACCTTTACGGCGGCTGGTGTAGATCTCAAAACAGCAACTGAGGCAATCAAGGGTATCGCTAACCTGGCTGCACTTTCTGGCTCAAATGCGGATCAAGCCTCGACGGCAATGTATCAGTTGTCACAGGCTATTGCTGCTGGTCAGGTCCATTTGCAGGACTGGAACTCGGTCGTCAACGCTGGCATGGGTGGTACGGTTTTCCAGCGTGCACTTGCAGAGACAGCTGTAGCTCTAGGTACGATTGATGGAAAGACTGTAAAGCTCACTGGCAAGATGAAGAATGTCTCAATTGCCGGAGAAGCTTTCCGTCAGTCACTTACACCTAAACCAGGCGAGAAGTCGTGGCTCACATCCAAGGTCCTGACGACTACACTTTCGGAATTTACGGGCGATCTGACAGACGCTCAGCTTAAAGCTAAGGGATTCAACGAAGAACAGATCAAGGCTATCCAGCAAACGGCCAAAACAGCTATGCACGCAGCTACTCAGGTTAAGACGCTAGGACAGCTCTTAGATACAACGAAAGAAGCCATAGGATCTGGCTGGGCTCAGACCTGGCAGCTCGTCTTTGGTGATTTCAATCAGGCCAGGACGCTCTTCACCGGAGTCTCCAACGCCATTAATGGATTCATCAGTACGTCGTCCAAAGCCAGAAACAGAGTACTAAAAGATTGGGCGGCACTAGGCGGCCGAACAGCCTTGATCAAATCAATCGGAAACATCTTTAAAACATTGGGCGAAATCATGAAGCCCATTAAGGATGCTTTCCATGACATCTTCCCACCGGTAACAGGGAAGACTCTCGCAACTCTAACCAAGAGATTCGAAGCGTTTACCAAGTCGCTCAAGCCTAGTAAGGAAGTTATCGACGGTTTACATCGAACGTTCCGAGGGTTCTTTGCAATTCTGGACATTGGTAAACAGATTCTTGGTGGAATCTTCGATGTGTTCAAGCGAGTCTTTAGTGCAATCGCAGCTGGTACCGGAAGTTTCCTTGGTATTACAGGTAGTATCGGCGACTTCTTTGTCAAAATAGACATAGCATTGAAGAAAGGTAAAGGTCTCGAGAATTTCTTCAATGGGCTTGGCGATTGGTTAATTGCACCCGTCAAAATGATAGAAAAGCTTAAGGATGCTTTAGCGCATGTATTTGACGGATTTTCCTCCGGGGGTCCTGCCGGACAAACAAGCAGTATTCTCGGAAAAATTGGCACAGCCTTTGGCAATTTGCTCGAAGCATTCTCACATTCGGACAAAATTATTAATCATGTGATCGATGCTTTCAGTCAGTTTGCTCAAGCGATTGGTCCATCGATCGTCAAGGCATTCCAGAACATTAACTTTGAAGCAATTCTTGCTGTGATTCGAACGGGACTGCTTGGTGGTCTAGTCATTATGTTTAAGCAGTTCCTTGGTAGCGGTAGTCTCTTGCAACAGCTTGGACTCGGTGGCCTTGGTGGTGGAATTATCGACAAATTTACCGCACCGTTTAGTACTCTTACGGGTACTTTGAAAGACATGCAAACTCAGATCAAGGCCAAGACACTTCGAGAGATTGCTATTGCAGTTGCACTTCTGGCCGCTTCGGTTCTGATACTTTCATTGATCAACCCGAAGAAGCTGAGTTCTTCTCTAGGAGCAATGACTGTTGCATTTGGTGAGCTTCTTGGTGGTATGGCCATCTTGACTGCTGTCACTAAGACGGCCGGGTTCATCAAGCTGCCAGTTATTGCTTCATCGTTGATCTTGTTGGCTGGAGCTATCGTCATCCTTACGACAGCCGTGGCAATTCTTGCTCAGCTTGATTGGAATCAATTGACGAAGGGTCTTACTGGCGTCGGCGTGCTTCTGGGTCTTATTTCCGTAGCGGCTATTCCACTTTCAGCAAATTCAGCCGGAATGATTAAGGCCGGGGTTGGCATTACCGCAATTGCCGTAGCTTTGCTGATTCTTTCCGAAGCAGTTAAGCGATTTGCCCAGATGAGTTGGGGCGAAATGGCTCAAGGCCTGATTGGTGTAGGTATTGGTCTTGCAGTCTTGATTGCTGCCATGAAGTTTATGCCTGCTGGTGGCATGGTTGCCGCCGGTGTCGGTCTGATTGCTATGTCGGTTGGACTTGATCTTCTAGCAGGTGTAGTTACCAAGTTTGGTAACATGGATTGGACCGTAATGGGCAAGGGTATGCTTGGTATCGGTGCAGCTCTTGTTGTTATCGCTGGTGCTATGCGACTCATGCCTGGAAATATGCTTGTTACTGCAGCTGGACTCCTGATAGTTTCATTCGCATTGAGTAAGATTTCAGATGTCATCAAGGGCTTTGGTGGCATGTCTATAAGTGAGATAGCAAAGGGTTTGGGTACTCTTGCTGGAGCTTTGATCATCCTAGGTGTGGCTTTGTATGCGATGTCGGGAACTCTAGCTGGTTCTGCGGCGTTGGTAGTTGCTGCATACGGCGTATCCGTCCTTGCTGGAGCTCTCAAAACACTGGGGAGTATGTCTTGGCAACAGATCGTCACGAGTTTGGTAGCACTAGCAGCGGCATTTGTCATTCTCGGTGTCGCTGGGGCTCTAATCACGCCCGCTATTCCTGGTCTACTTGGTCTTGGCGCTGCCATGCTATTGATAGGCGCAGGACTAGCCCTAGCCGGAGTAGGCATATCTCTAATTGCAGCTGGGCTTAGCGCTCTGATTGTAGCTCTACCAACGGGCGTAGGTATTATGATAGCTGCGCTTTCTGAGCTCTTGAAGGGGCTCATCGACAATGCAAAGCTCTTGATTCTCGGTGTGCTCGAGATTGCCGATCAGTTGGCTAAAACCGCTCCAAGATTTGTAGATGCATTTGTCAAGATTCTCAACAGTGTTGTTGATGGACTTAATAAGCTTACACCTAAGTTTGAAGAGCTAATGCAAGTTCTGATAGATGCAATGTTGAAACTCCTGGACGATAATGAAGATAATATCATCAATGCGGGCATCAACTTTGTTCTGGCGTTCCTCAAGGGAATTAACGATAATGTTTCCAAACTTGTCGACGCCGGTATAAAGATTGTCACTACTTTCTTGAGCAGCATAGCCGACCATGCGGGTGAGATTGCTGCTGCTGGTTTGAATATTATCGTTAAGATCGTAGAAGGAATAGCTAATAACGTTGGGAAACTGGTATCAGCTGGTGCTGATATTATCGTTAAGTTTATCAAGGGTATTGGCAATTCCTATAACAAGGTTATTCAAGCTGGTGCAGACGCCATCTCGAGGTTTATTACAGGTGTAGAGAATTCTGCGGAGAAGATAATTAGAGCAGGTGTTGCCGCCGCAACAAAGTTTATGAATGCGATGTCCAACCAGATTCCTAGAATGGCCAATAACGCTGCTACTGCATTTATTCATCTGTTGAATAACATGTCAGATGTTATTGAGAAACGACAGCCTGAAGTAATGATTGCAATGGCCGGAGTTGGGGCAGCAATTATCAAGGGAACTGTCAAGGGAATCGAAGGTGGTCAACAAGAGATTCTGAATGCTATCATGGATTTAATTCCAGGGCCCATTAAGAGTGTCGCTAAGAAGGTACTAGGCATTGCCTCACCGTCTAAGTTGACTATGGGTTATGGTAAGGCTATTGCGGATGGATTCATAATTGGTATGCGTCAAGGTATGGCGGAGTCAGAACAAACTGCTGCCGACCTTGGTACTCAAGCAATGAATTCAATGCAAAGATCTATTCAGAACATTTCTAGCATGGTAAGTGCTGAGATGGATAAGAATAATCTCATACTTACACCAATTCTAGATCTAACGCAAGTTCGAAGCCAAGCTCAGGAGTTGTCGAAACTAACTACGGTTGCTCCAATTACTGCGGCTGTTTCTCTGAAACAAGCTTCGAATATTTCTCCAATAACGCCCGATGCACAAACTGTTGCAGCTTTGGGCGGGTCTGCGGTTCATTTCGAACAGAATAACTACTCCCCCAAGGCTTTGACCGAGGTTGAGATTTATCGACAAACAAGGAATCAGCTATCTCAGCTCAAAACATCTCTCGCCATTAACTAAACATTGCTAGGGGCCCCCTTCGGGGGGTCCAAGGAGGTTCGAGCTGTGCTAACTGAAGTTAAAGCGTATAGTTCATTGCAAACAGCTCCGCCCCTATATTTGGTTGAGAATGGTAGAGCTGAGAACGACTTGATTCAAATTCGCAACATCGATGGGTTGGATCCAGTTATAGCATCAGTCGGTACAACACCATATGGTGCTTCCGATGGAGAAGCCTATACTGGTAGTAGTGTGTTGAGTCGGAACATCGTCCTTACACTACATCCAAATCCAGATTGGACTAACTATTCACCCGAAGCTCTTCGTAGACTTCTATATTCATACTTCATGCCAAAGCAGTTGATACGATTAGCATTTATTAGCGATGACATGCAGGATGTGGATATTCGAGGCGTAGTGGAGAGTTTTGCAGCCAATCAGTTCAGTAAAGATCCAGAATACCTCGCCTCGATCATTTGTCCTGATCCATATTTCAGCGCAACGGCACCCATAATTCTTACCGGGAATGCTGGCGATCCTGATTTAGATATTGAGTATGGTGGAAGTGTTCCTGGCGGAATTCAAGTCGAAGTCGATTGGAGTTCAGGGACTAATCCTACGACAATCTCAATTGAAATCGGAAATCCAGATCTTTCAAGTTTTGAAATAGATGCGCCCAATATTGTAAGTGCGAACAATTATTTTCGAATGAGTTCGGTTCCCAGAAGTAAGTACGTCGAGACGGTTTACACGAGTGGAGCTAATAAGGGAAAGATTATTAGTCTTCTATCTAATGTAACTGTTCAAGAAGGTTCTACGTGGCCAATGCTTCAACCCGGTACGAATTCCTTTGCGGTTGTTACAGATCATGGTGTACAAGGTTGGAAGCTCGCATATTTCGAAAAGTATGGTGGGCTCTAATGGATCTGTATACTTTGGACCGATCGTATATTCGGCAAGATCTTATTGAGGAATTCGATTCGCTCATTTGGACAGAGCGATATTACGGCGATAGTGAATGTGAAGTAGTGGTTCCTTTACAGAGAGATTTGATTCTTAAATTGCAAGAGGGCACATTCCTCTCCATTGATCAAAGTAACGAACCGATGATTGTTGAGACTTTCAATATTACCCCCGAGGGTAAGATAAAAGTTATTGGTATTTCGGTTTTATCTTGGCTTAATAATCGATTTGTTCGTAATAGCGTTGATCACAGGAAAACACAATGGAAAATTACGAGTCAACATCCGGGCGAAATATTGTGGACGATCGTCAAGCAAATGTGTACTGCTAATAGCTCTATTATAGGTACGAATAAAATGGGTCTTGGTAGTGCAGCCAGAGAAAACGAATTGATAATTCCTGGGTTAAAACTTGACGCTCAGGATACATCGGGTAAGAAAATCAAGAAGACTTTAGTTCCATTTGGACCTGTATATAATGCTTTGCGTCCAATTGCTGAACAGTATAATATCGGAATGCAAATTTGGCTGAAAGACGATGAGACTCTTAGATTTCGAAGTTACGCAGGATTGAATCGTACAAGTAATCAAACAAAAAACGATATAATTCGATTTTCATCAACAATGGATTCTTTAGCCAAAGTCGGGGAAATTCGATCTAGAGCAGATTTCACAACGTTGATATATTCGTACGCGTCAAGTCTTGAGAAAATTGATACCGCGGATAATAATAGCGATCCCGACACATGGCTGCAGCAAGATAACAAACCTGGAATTGCCCGTCGAACACCGCAAGTAGGGAAGTATACCGGGTTTGATTTGCGCGCCAGATTGCTATTATGCGATGATATTAAGATTAAAAACGATCTTGATGAAGAAGACAAAAATGGTCCCGAAGACACGGTGCCGCTAAAGCGAGCAGAGCTCCTGGATGTTCTAGATAATCGAGCAAATAAAGAATTGAAGCAGCATCTGTACGTACGGACTGTAGATGGTGAAGTTGCTCCTACAAATCTATTTCAATATGGAAAAGATTATGCTCTGGGTGATGTTATTGAGGTACAAGGAAACACCGATCTTGTTGAAAGATCTCGAGTTACGGAATACATTCGTTCCCAAGACTCGAATGGTGAACAGGCATATCCTACGGTCGTAGCACTTGATCCCTAGGAGTATAATGCAATTACTTCTGTATTTCGGAATATTTTGGGGAGGTTTATTTGTAGGATATATGCTGCATCATTGGTTAATCTCCATAAAATCGTACGATGGCACTATGCGTGTAATCCTAGAAGAAGAAAAGACAGTATATTCACTTGAACTTGCCGAGGATCCGATTGAACTTGCACATAGACCCCTGGTTATATTTAAGGTTGAGACGGTAGATTCCGATCGCGAGTGAAACTTTGCTTATAATGAGGAATCTATCTAAGGAGCAACATGTCGTATTTGTTCAGTCCGCTTGAAAAAGCTGTGAACAGAGCGCTTCACCAGTTGGATTATCTTGATACTGGTTCTGAAGAGTATGCTCGAACGATGGATTCATTGGTCAAGCTACACAAAATGAAGGAAGAAGAAAAGCCTTCATCCGTGAGCAAAGATACAATGGCCATCATTGGAGCAAATCTCCTCGGAATCATTCTGATAATCTCGCATGAACGCGTGAATGTTATCACGTCGAAAGCATTCGGACTGTTACTAAGACCGAAATGAACTCAGAAGAAGAATTCTAAAGGGGGTCCCTACGGGGACCTTCTTTTTTTTCGATCTTAAAAAATCCCCGGGGGGAAAATTTCCTATAGGGTCGCAGATATTACATCGCATATAATGAAATGTACTATATCTATAAAGGAGTAATTATGCTCAAATTCATCGGAAACTTCATCATGACGGTCCTCTTTGGACCGCTCTGGTTGACAGTGATGATAGTTAAAGCAATTAAGAACTAGCCTCACAGGAAAGCACATATTCGAAAGGAGAGAGTTCTAACAAGGATTCTCTTTTTTCGCAATTCGCAGAAAAAACACATACTATAATGAGAAGAACCCTATGGTATCTTAGGCAGTAATGTCTAAGACTAATCGCGTCATAGGTATAAGAGTCCGAGCTACACCAGTGGCCTCTTCTCATTTTTTCTTTTCGAGAATGGGTAGCCCGTATAAGGGATGACAAAGAGCCTAGGCTACAAATCATCCGTCTCTCATATTGGAGAAACGCGGGTAATTGCTCGCCGGGCTACTCGTATCAACTCTACGGTGGGGAGGTAAATCGCACCTGGCGGGTAGCGGTAAATGCCTGAGGCTACGTAGAGAGTGCGCGGTCACTTGGCCGATGTCACCCCCTCGAATGCACGTCAGGGACACGGCGCACATTACATTTGTCAAAGGGGAGACGATGAAACTCGGAACACGTGTTTGGGCTGGTCAACACGAACGCTTTGCATTAGAAGCTGCCGAGTCGATGATTGGAAAAACTTTTGATGCAAAAGTCGAAGAACGAGTAGTTGGTGTTGGAACCATCATTGCAGCTCAGATTGTAGAAAATGGTCATGCTATCGATCTAATTATAGAATGGCCGGAAGATCTACCAAAAGGAGTATAAAATGGCCGAGGAGATCACACTCGCGAAGGCTTGCATGGACATTTTCTCTCCCAGCAGGAAGATGACAACTCAGGAGTACAGGGAGTTGACCCATCAGGACAAGGAGGACCTGCGCGAGGCGTTTATCAAGGAGGGTTACAACATTACACCACTTAAGGCGCCTTCACCCGAAACCGAGAGTTAGATGGGAAAAACGATCTACTTCAAAAGACAACTTCTGGGTAAATGGCGACGTGACGATGGAGAATCCAAGACTCACGTAAATGAAAGAGCCATGAATCGTGAAATTCAAAAATTGCTCGGTGATGGTTGGCATATGAGAACCGAAGGTGTAACCATCATTCGTGGCGTAACCATGTACAAAAATTAGGAGAAAGTATGGAAGGTAAAAGAGTCGCCATTCTCGTTGAAGTAAACCTCGATCTGGTCCCAGGTCACTTTGACAATGTGCAGGATTACATCAAGCTGCTCGAGGGCTTCCTTGATCGAACCGTTCCTCATTACGAGCCGACTGTAAAAGAGGTCGTAGATTTTCCTGCACCTAGGGCCTCGAGGAAGTAATCGCAGAGTAAACTTGCCATATAGTAGAGGGAATAACCAATCTGTAGCCGCCACTACAGACCCTCTACTTTTTTCCATCTATGAGGAGACATTATGCCGCGCGGATATGCTGCACCAGATCCATACCCCTTTAATGGCGAACTTCGAGAATGTACCAAATGTCATCGTCATCAGCCATTAGCTGCTCCACATTGGAGTCGTGATAAATCTCGGAAACGAGTTAGCTGGGATTCGTGGTGTCGTAAATGCGTCGATGGGAAGTAACATGTTCATCATTGTGGAAAAACGGAAGAGCTACGGCTTCTTTCATTTTCTGTGGGATTGCTTCATGGTGATTTTCACATGGGGGTTTTGGCTGATCTGGATTTTCGTTCGAGAAATGCGAAAGCGAAATTCATATCCTTGTTAGGAAAGGTTAGTTATGCTTACTGGGGTTGTCAAGCAAGTTCGATACGCAAGGTATCTGGTAAACGAAAATTCAACTACTGTCCTGACGGGTGTGGGTGTCGTAGGTGTTCTGACGACCGCATATTTGACCGGACGTGCATCCTTCAAAGCTGCTCGAATTATTGAAAAGGAAGAACTTACATATGCTGTTGTTACCAAAGACGACGACCCTGAGATTGCTGAGCCTCTCCGAGGATATGAATTCACAAATCTCGAAAAAGCCCGAATGGTCTGGCGTCTCTATATTCCGCCCGTTCTTTTGGGCGCAACTACGATTGCGAGTATTATTGCAGCGAATAGGCTAGCATCGAAGAAGATCGCAGCTCTAGTGATTGCATCAGGAATATCAGATCGAGCTTTGCAAGAATACAAAGAACGAGTAGTTGAGAAGTTTGGTGAAAATAAGGCTCGCGATATTCAGGATGAAATTGCTCAGAAGCGCGTGGAGGGCGAGTTCATAAATAACGAAGTGATTGTGCTTGGTGGCGAAGTTCTGTGCTTTGATCTGCACAGTGGGCGATATTTCCACAGTACACATGAAGCTATTAAGCGAGCAGAGAACAAGATCAATCATGAACTCGTTCATTTCGAAGCTGCTAGTCTAAGTGAATTCTACGATGAGCTCGGGGTAGCCGCCACGAACTATAGTGATCAGGTAGGCTGGGATGTTGGTAATCAACTAACGGTTTTAATTTCAACCGTAATGTCTCCGGATAACCGGCCATGTCTTGCGATTGATTTCAATCCGTTTCCCGTGTACGATTATAATCGACCTCACTATGGACCGTAGGAGATAACTATGTTATTTTGGATGGTTGAGATGGGCAACGCTCACTTTTTCTGTTCGGCATTTAATCGAGAAGACGCAAAGCGAGCTGCGAGTCATTGGTTTGGTGGCGATCCAGATTCGTACACGGTTACGCCATTGACTCAACCTGGTGATCGTTGGCATATCGCGGTGACGGTATCAGCATAGAAAGGGGTAGGATGAGCATCGAACTGGAACTAGCGGACACCGGAGAAGTCAGAGTACGCATCGATAGAGATGGGGAAAGAGCTGTCTCCGACACGGCCAATCCAGCCCAACTGATTACCGATATTTGTGAGACTGTCGGTTTTGAGTATTCAGTGGCTGAGGATCAGATAACCATTCTGTTGCCCGAAGAAGTAACGGAAGAGACAAGTGCTTAAAAAGACAATCACGTACCAAGATTTCAATGGAGATGAGGTCAGCGAAGATTTCTTCTTCCATCTCTCCAAAGCCGAACTTGTTGAAATGGAGCTAAGCCACGAAGATGGTTTGTCCGAAGCTCTACAAAGAATTATTGCTGCCAAAGATGGTAAGGGTATTGTAACCGAGTTCAAGAACATCATTTTGAGCGCATATGGTAAGCGATCTTCGGATGGAAAGAGGTTCGTCAAAAATGCAGATATCCGAGAAGAGTTTGAATCAAGCGAAGCCTATTCCACTCTCTTCATGGAACTGGTCACGGATACCGACGCGGCCATCGAGTTTATCAACGGGATTGTTCCGTCGGGTCTGGCAGAAGACGCAGCCAAAGTTACAGGGGCTGATCTCGAAGTAGTCAAACCGAAACCAACCGTCATATCCAAAACAGATATTGCAACAATGAGTCGGGAAGAAATTGTAAAACTTCCAGCACGTGTAGATGCAGGCGAAATTGTAATCAGTGATGAATAGGAGATTCTAATGGCTGCTACTAATCAACTCGCTCTTGTCAAGCTAGCGGTGAATGTGGTTGCGAGCGCTAGTGTTTGGAAGGTTGTCAACGACGTAATTCGAAACAACGTGGCTATTGAGACCACTGCAGATGCGGTTAAGGTTTGGACGGGAAGTCTCGTCATCGGTTCGATGGTTGCAGATCAGGCTCAGAAGCATGTCAACTACCAGCTCGATCGAGGGATTGAGTGGTTGGAAAACCGTAAGGACGAAAAAGAAGTAACTGACGTCATGAAATAGGCGGAATTCGCACAAAAAACACTCCTTATAATGAACCCCTATTTAAGGAGAAATCGTGCCCGCAAGGATCATTATCACTGTTCTTGAGTGGGTCGTCACCGTGCTTATTCTGATGGTCGCTGAGAAGACCATGAAGCTGGTGTGGCGATCGCTTAAGGCGTTGAAGGATGCTCGTACTGTCCGAATCATCGCCGAGAAGTAGTAGTTCAAAAGCTAGAGGCTCATAACAGAGTCTTTAGTTTTTCTTTTCAAATTAAGGAAAAAATGGATACTCCAGAATTTCCGCCTAATAGCGAGAAAAGTAAAAAGGGGAACGACAAGAACATCGAACGTGTTACTACGGGTAATGTAACTCGTAAGAGAAAATCTCTTCGAAAGCAATTCTCAGAAGTCTTTATTGCTGGGAGTATGCAATCAGCTGCTCGATATGTTGTTATGGATGTATTGCTTCCAGCAGCAAAAGACATGATCGTCGAAGCTGGATCCCAAGGCATTGAGAAGTTGATATTTGGAGAGTCTCGTCGACGACGAGGATCCACAACACCACAATCTGGTGCAACTGGATACGTTCAGTATAATAGACCTACAGGACCACCTTGGTCGTCTTCACCGCAAAGAGCACTGAGTCGTCAAGCACGAGCAAGGCACGACTTTGATGAAATTGTACTGGGTTCAAGGGTAGAAGCCGAAGAAGTAATCGACCGACTATATGACGTGGTGAATAAATATGAATTCGCATCAGTTGCCGATCTCTATGAGCTTGTGGGTCTCTCCTCAACTCACACAGATCATAAGTGGGGTTGGAGCAATATTAGGGGGGCTGGAGTTTCAAGAGTTCGTGATGGTTACCTATTGGATCTCCCAAATCCCGAACCACTCGACTAAAGAGCCTCAAAAACAATTAGAGCTATCAGTAGAGTAAGGAGTTATGATGAGTTTCGTTCCGGCGATCAGTAGAACGATTGCTCGAAACAACCTGGTTCTGCAGAAGAATTCTCCTGGACTTCTTTTCGGAGCAGGAATTGTCGGGGTGATCGGAAGTACTGTTCTGGCTTGTCGAGCCACTTTGAAGATGGATGAAGTTCTGGGTACAGCGAAAGATAATCTGATTACGGCGAAGAGTCTTCAGCACAGGGAATACACTGAGCGCGATCGTCAAAAAGATATTACTCTCATCTATGTCCAGACTAGCGTTAAAATTGTAAGGGCGTATGGTCCAGCTGTTATTCTGGGTGGACTGTCGATAGCCGCGCTAACGAGCTCTCATAACATCCTGAGTAGGAGGAACGCTGCTCTAACTGCTGCTTATGCCGCTTTGGAGAAGGGTTTCGGAGAATACCGAGCTCGCGTGGTTGAAAAGTATGGCGAAGAGGAAGACCGTAATCTTCGTTATGGTACACAAACGGTCGAGATCGGGAAAGGCAAGAAGAAGGAAGAGGTTCTGAGAGTAGGTCCAGGAGACCCGTCTATCTATGCGCGTATGTTCGATCAGTACTCGTCTAGATCTTGGGATAAAGTGCCTGAGTATAACCTGATCTTCTTGAGATGTCAACAGAACTATGCCAACGATGTATTGAAATCTCGTGGGCATGTATTCTTGAATGACGTGTATGACATGCTTGGTCTTGAGAGATCTACGGCCGGAGCTGTGGTCGGTTGGGTAGGTTATCAGGATAAACAGGGTCTTGGAGATGATTACATCGATTTCGGGATATTTGCCGATAAAGACCGAGACTGTTTCGTAGAATTTGTCCAAGGCTTTGAAGGAGCAGTTTTGCTTGACTTCAATGTTGACGGCATAATCTACGATAAGATCGAGGGGAAGTAATCATGGCGACGACTGAATTCGTAGTAGAAGAAGTGGCCGAGAATCTCGAGGAAGCTGCTTCGGCAGTTCGACGTATCAATGCGGGTGCGGTTGGTTACGTGCTTGGTGGTATTTGCATCGGAGTTGGTATCGGGTTTGTCATTGGTTTGCGTCGGCAAAGAAAGCGAGTTGAAGCCGAAGTTTGGGCAGAAGCTGAAGTGCAGATCGATGAAATTCGAACCTATTACGCTCGACAGGAGAAGGCTTCTCTCCAAGAGATAATTGCTGAGAAGGGGTATAAGGTTGGGGGTTTTGAACCGGAAGTAGAGAGTGATCGACCTTTGCCTCCGCCGGTTCCCATTTCTCCAGCTCGAGATACGGATTTTATCCACAGAACTGAAGTGGCTGAGAAGGATAAGTACGATGGGTGGAATTACCCGTATGAACTTTCTCAGAGGAATTGGAAGGCGCCGCATATCATCCATCAGGATGAGTTCTTCTCAAATGAAGAGACGCCATTTCAGCAGACGACGTATGTGTACTATGCAGGCGATGACAAGCTCACCGATACGGATAATACGGTACTGAACAACAGAGAAAATTTTGTTGGTCCAGATGCCCTTATCAATTTCGGTCATGGCACAGATGACGCCAACATAGTGTACGTGCGAAATCCTGGACTTGAGCTAGAAATCGAAGTTGTTCGTCATAATGGAACCTATGAAGAAGAAGTCCTTGGACTTGAACGGGAAGAAGATGAAGAAGATGCAGATGGAACAGAAGCCACAAACGATTGATGTTGAATATTATCAGTGGTTAGTTTCTCAAATTAAGATCGGCAATCCGAACAAAACATGCAACGAGATGTTCGAGATCATGCACAACACCGAATTCGTGTGGTTCATCCCGAATGATGGGAATCGCGTAGGTGACGGTAAGTACCTCCGAGAGAACTACTTCCGATTCGAGCTCGACAGCGTTTACGAGGACGGAGATTTAGTTATTGAGTTTGTCTCTTTTCTTGAGGTGCTGGTGGGTCTTAGTGTGCGATTTGCGTGGGTGATGAGTGATCAGGGAAACGAGCCTTATTGGGCCTGGCGTCTGATCAAGAACATCGGTTTGCATAAAATGTTCGATAAGTTGACGAATAAGAAAGTCGAGCAGATCAACGAAGTTCTCTACAACGTTATCTGGAGAACTTACGATCGTTCAGGCGATGGCGGATTCTTCCCGTTGGATAGAACCGTCAAAGATCAGACCAAAATAGAAATTTGGTATCAGATGCAAGAGTATTCAATGGAGAAAGATCCGATCTATTGAGGAGGTCTGATGGATTTTTATCAGATCCTCTGTAGAGAGACGAAAGATAAGAAACTGGAGCTTTACCCAGATTTCATTGTCGGACGATCCAAGGATCTGATGGTTCAGGGTAGAACCTTCTATGCAATTTGGGACGAAATAAAAGGTCTTTGGTCTCGCGATGAATATGATGTTCAACGAATGGTCGACGAGGCTCTGGAACTTGAAGCTGAAAAAGTCGAAAAAGAACGAGGAATACCGACCATAACAAAGTCTATGCGATCGTTCAATAGTCGGTCGTGGACTGCGTATAGAAAATTCCTGTTGAATGTCAGTGATAATAATCATCGTCTTGACTCCAAGATTCTGTTCTCAAACTCAGAGATAAAGAAGACGGACTATGCGAGTAAGACCTTGAATTATCCGTTGGAGAATGGTGATATTTCGGCTTGGGATGAACTTGTAGGAACGTTATATTCTGTAGAAGAGCGAGCCAAGATCGAGTGGGCCATTGGATCTGTTGTGGCCGGGGACTCGAAGAAGATTCAGAAGTTCTTCGTGTTCTATGGTCCTGCGGGGTCTGGTAAGTCCACGATTTTGAATGTAATCGAGAGGTTATTTGAAGGCTATACGACTACGTTCGATGGGAAAGCGTTAGGACGCGCTGACTCAGCTTTTGCTACAGAAGCCTTTAAGCACAATCCTCTGGTAGCCATTCAGCATGACGGCGATTTGTCTCGGTTGGAAGATAATACTCGGTTGAACTCAATCGTCTCGCACGAACAGATGACGATGAATGAGAAATTCAAGCCGAGTTACACCGCGCGATCAGAAGCTCTGTTGTTTATCGGATCGAATCAACCGGTGAAGATCACTGATGCTAAGTCTGGGATTATTCGACGGTTAATAGACATACACCCCACTGGGGTACGGATTCCGAATAGGCATTACAATACCTTGATGGAACAGATCGAGTTCGAGCTTGGAGCTATTGCATCTCATTGCCTTGATGTATATTTGGAAATGGGTAAGAACTTCTATAATGGATATCGGCCATTAGAGATGATGCTCCAGACAGACGTGTTCTTTAATTTCATTGAAGCGTATTACGATATATTTAAGGAACAGGATCATACGACACTCGAGCAAGCGTATCAGCTGTACAAGCAATTCTGTGCTGAAAGTGGAATAGATAAACCTCGTCCGAAATACAAAATCCGAGAAGAACTACGGAATTACTTTGACGAATTCAAAGATCGGGACAGGATTAATGGAAAGCAAGTACGTAGTGTATATTCTGGTTTCAACGCTGAGAAATTCAAAATTCCGAAGGATACTGATGATGACCTACCGGCGTATTCGTTGGTTATGGAGGAATCGACGTCTCTTTTGGACGATGTGTTTAATGATCAGCCAGCCCAACTAGCGGGTAAGGATGGAGTACCTTCGCAGAAGTGGTCGAACGTTAAAACTACTCTTTTAGATATTGATACGACCAAGCTTCACTATGTTCTAGTACCACAAAACCATATCGTTATTGACTTTGATCTAAAAGAGATAAACGGGAACAATACAAGTCTCGACCGCAACCTCGAGGCAGCTAGTCGTTGGCCAGCGACTTATGCTGAGCTCAGTAAATCTGGCAAGGGAGTACACCTTCATTATACCTACGAGGGAGATTCAAACGAGTTAGCCAATATCTATTCGGAAGGTATTGAAGTTAAGACATTTGCTGGAGACGCGTCTTTGCGTCGGAAGCTAACTCATTGCAACGCAGTAAAAATCTCATCGATTAGTAGCGGTCTTCCTCTTAAACCAAAGAAGGAGAAGATGCTCAAGGCTAAAACTATAAAAAGCGAAAAAGGCCTTCGAGAGCTAATCGAACGTAACCTGCGAAAAGAAATCCATCCTGGCACGAAACCGTCTATCGATTTTATAGCCTATATTTTGCAAGAAGCATATGATGAGGGCTTAAAATTTGATGTGACGGACCTGCAATCACGGCTTTTAGCTTTTGCCAACAACAGTAGTCATCAAGCCTCGACTTGTCTCAAAATTGTCCAAACGATGAAATTCAAGTCTGAAGAAGAGATAGGTTCAGATACTGTAGTAGAAGTTAATGATGATCGTATGGTTATATTTGACGTCGAGGTCTATCAAAATCTGTTTGTCATTTGCTGGAAGTTCCGTGGAGACGATAACGTTGTGCGGATGATCAATCCCACAAAGGAAGAAGTCGAAGAGTTAATTAAACTCAAACTAGTCGGCTTTTACAACCGTCGATTTGACAATCACATTATCTATGCTGCTTCCTTGGGTTATTCTATCAAGCAACTATATGACCTTACTCGAAAGATTGTCATAGATAATAATCGAAATGCGATGTTTGCTCAAGCCTATAATCTATCCTATGCCGACGTTTGGGATTTCAGCTCGATAAAGCAGGGCTTGAAGAAATTTGAGATCGATCTCGGTATCCATCATATGGAATTGGATATTCCACTGGACGAGCCTGTAGACGAAAAGGACTGGCCACGAGTCGTCGAATATTGTGTCAACGATGTTCGAGCAACAGAGACCGTGCTGGAAGATCGCTGGGAGGATTTCGTCGCACGCCAAATCTTGGCCGAACTTAGTGGGCTGACTGTCAATGACACCACTCAGAGACATACAGCGAAGATCATATTTGGAAACGATAAGGACCCGCAGCAGTATTTTGTCTATACGGATCTAAGTGAACAGTTCCCTGGCTATAAGTTTGATGCGGGTAAGAGCTCCTATCGAGATGAAAATCCAGGAGAAGGAGGCTATGTATATTCTGAGCCAGGTATCTATGAAAACGTAGCCTTGTTAGATATTGCTTCTATGCATCCCACATCCATCAAAATTTTGAATCTCTTTGGAAAGTACACTGAGAAATTCAGCGATCTATTGGATGCTCGTATGGCTATCAAACGAAAGCAATATCCAAAAGCTAGGAAAATGTTGAATGGTCGTTTGGCTCCTTATCTAGAAAATGAAGACGGAGCGGATAAACTAGCGTATGCGTTGAAGATTGTTATTAATATTGTCTATGGATTAACTTCAGCCAGTTTTCCTAATCCGTTTCGCGATAATCGTAATAAAGATAACATTGTTGCCAAACGTGGCGCCCTCTACATGATAGATCTAAAGCACGATCTCAAAGATAATGGATATTCTGTCGTGCATATTAAGACCGATTCTGTTAAGCTTCCCCAAGCTACAGCTAAAGCAATTACCTATGTGAAACAACACGGGAAGAAATATGGTTATGATTTTGAGCACGAAGTTACTTATGATAAATTCTGCCTCGTCAACGATGCGGTCTATATTGCTTGTAAAGATGGCAAATGGACCGCCGTAGGATCTCAGTTTCAACATCCATACATATTTAAAACGTTGTTCACTGACGAAGAAGTCGAATTTGACGATTACTGTGAAAGTAAAAATGTCGTACAGGGAACGATGTATCTTGATAGAGAGGATCACGAAAAAGATGAAAAACTGGATTATCATCGTATGCGTCACGTCGGTCGTACTGGGCGTTTTGTACCTGTGTTGGAAAATGGTGGAACATTATTCCGAGTAAAAGATGACAAGTACTATGCCGTAGCCGGTACCAAAGGTTATAAATGGATCGAAGCTGAGATCGCCAAAACTACACCAAACCTTCAGATTGATATGCTTTATTTTGAGAACTTGCAAGATGAAGCAATAAAGACAATCGAACAGTTTGGCTCCTTCCTGGAATTTGTGAGTTAAGGAGAAGGCAATGCCTGAAGATAATACCGTATTGATGGAAGGCGTTCGGATCATCTTTCGTAACTTTGCTGGTAAAGAAGGTCAGTATAATCGTGAAGGTGATCGTAACTTTGCTGTCCTTCTCGACGAGCAAATTGCCACAGCGATGACAGAGGACAACTGGAATATCAAGTGGCTGAAACCTCGCGATGAGGAAGAAGAGCAGGAGCCGCAGGCATATTTGCCGGTATCTCTGAATTTCAAAGGTCGCCCACCAAGAATTGTGTTGATCACGTCTCGTGGTCGAACTAATTTGGATGAAGATTCTGTCGAGATGCTCGACTGGGCCGATATTCTCAATGTGGATCTTATGGTTCGACCTTATGCGTGGGATGTAAACGGTAAGACTGGAATTAAAGCTTACCTCCAGAGTATTTATGTGACAATTCAGGAAGATGCATTGGAGCAGAAGTACTCTGAACTGAATCCAGCGTAATGACAATCGCAACTATAGTCGTTACCGCGATTGTTGTTCTGATCAGTATTACGTTTGGATATTTCCTTGGTGTAACTCGAAACCGAAACGAATAGGACTAATGGAAACTACTAGCATTACGACTAAGTATGTCCGTAAGCCGCTATTCGTAGACGCTGTCCAGGTTACTGAACAAAACTTCGCCGACATTGCACGATGGTGCTTTGGTGAGATCGGCAATATTGATGAGACCCCAGTTGACAGGTCTGCAGATGTGCAGCCGACTAAACAGTATATTCACGTAAGGGTTCACAATCCGAAGAATCCTCGTCAGACCAAGGCGTTTGTGGGCGATTGGATCCTTTACACAGAGCGCGGTTACAAGGTCTATACAACCAAAGCTTTCCAAGCTAATTTCGATCTTGTAGACGACTGATCAGAAAGCTCATGAGGGCCGATGTCCTCTACCCGAGCATCTGTCACATGAGAGGGGATGGGAAATAAATCGGTCTTTCCGCGATCCCCATCTAATCTAGAGAGGAAAATTATGGAAGATAATAATCATATTGTTAATGTACAGTGGATGGATGCTGAAGCTCTTGCTCTTGAAACCAAAATGTGGGCCATTAATGACTGGCTCGATCACACAGAATTTCTTGTGAGAGTATTTGAAAGCGATGCAACAATTGCGTCCGAGTTGAGAGCTGTGGCAGGAACTCTACGATCACGACGAAACGATTTTGAGACGATGGCGACAAAATTGAGAGAAGAGCTACACGGAACGAAGAAATGATCTTCTTGTGGTTTGTCCTTGCGTTCTTATGGTTTCTGGCTATCGTCTTTATTGATGGTGGCCCAAACATATCTACCCTTCTTTGGTTCTTTCTCCTATTTCTGTGGGTAGGTGTGGCTGTACATTGGGTTATAAGCTATCGTCGATGGAGAAAGGAAGACAGTCTCCGTCGACAGAACCGAAAAGAATACTTGGAGAAGAATGGCAGACCCCAAACTCCAGATTGAACAACGATTGGATAGGATCGAAGAAGCAATTAATACCACAGTCGACTGGCTTGTAGAAGCACAGACTGGTTTTGGTGTTCAAGATGCTGAAGGAATCAAGAAAATTCTTCGAGGAGAGAAGAAAGATGCCAGTCCGGAAGAGTAAGGGTGGCTATCAATTCGGTACAAAGGGAAAGGTTTACAAAGGAAAAGGAGCCAAAAAGAAAGCGTCTAAGCAGGGGCGCGCTATCCAAGCAAGTAAGAGAAAGAGAGCATTAGGGAAATGACTGAGCGACCCGAGGTACCTGATCAAGAACCGGAACCACCGCCCGAAGAGGGACCAGAGCTCGATCCGGCTGGGGCCGAGGATGACGAACTGGAAAACGAACCAGTACACGTTGATAACCAAGTACCGCCCGCTCCGCCGGGGGTAGGTAATGCCTGACTTAGCCTGTCCCCAAATAAAACGACGTCTCAAAACAGGCTGCAAAGGCGGCGACGTCACTGCCGTACAGCGGGCATTGTATGTAGCTTTGCGTGAACGTGATAGCAAAGCGACAAACAACAAGAGTGGTAACTATGGCGCCAAAACGGTAGCTGATGTAAAAGCGTTCCAGAAAATGGTAGGCATCAATCCATCGGGTGAGATTGGTCTGAATACGCTGACCCGGCTTTGGGATAAGAGTGGCAAGAATCCAGGCGGTGCATTCGACGACTACGGCGTGCAGTTGGTATTTCGTTGCAAGCTGGGTAATCCCACGAAACTTACCGAGAATGAGCTCGAGCAGGGTAAGAAAGGTCCGCACGTCCAGGCACTACAGCGAATGCTGTGGCGTGCTCTAGGTGCTGACAGCCAGAATTCACGTAGTGCTGAGTACGGTAAGGGCACTACGGCGGATATGAAGAAGTTCTACTACCGAGCGAATCGTACCGATCGGAATCCTGCTAACTGTCGTCAGGACGATTGGGAGGCATTGTGGGCGTTTGGTGATGATCGGGCTAAGGAATTGGCTCGCAAAACCGTATCAACACCCGTAGACGTCATTCGTCAGCAAGTACGATCTTGGGGTGAATGGTATGTACAAAACCGTAGCCGTATCACGTACGCCCAGATTCGGCCCTATCCCAAGACTGGTTCGCTACCAATGCGGACAGATTGCAGTGGCTCCAGCACTCACGTGCTACTCATGGCAGGATGCAAAAACGATCCACACCGCCGTAATTATGATGGTCAGGGCTATACCGGCACCATGTACACAAACGGTAAGCGGATAGGACTGGGCAATCTTAAAGACCTACGCCCTGGCGATTGTGTATTCTACGGCAATCAGGGAGGAGGCATTCCCTCTCACGTAGTCATCGTCATCGGTCCTGGCGATCGAGCGTTGAACTTCGGTAGCAATCCTCCACACTTCGTGAACATTGGCACTTATTGGCGATCGAACCTGCGTACGGACGTTGGGGCCCGGCGCTATTTCTCATGAGAACAATCGTCAAAGATAACAAATTGGGTCTGACCGAAAGAGAGACGAAAGACTATATAGATCACGGAGAACCACGAGTGGTACATACTCCTATTAGGGCGCATTATATTATCTTCTATGGTACAGCAAGTGTACCTAGAGAAATACGCTCAGGATTCTTGGACTTGAAAGAGGCTATCAAGTACGTACTTACTCATCTGGATGCCAAACCTGATCATATTTATGATGTAATTAATCGAAAAGTAGTTTGGGAGATGCTGTATCCTAACGATTCAAACGGAAGGACAAAATGAAGCGTATGATGACGGCTCTGATTGTGATTGCATTTCTCGCAGTCGCAGCAATGGCAACGGCAGGTACTGCGTCTGCAGATGAAGGTGGATTTCCTCATTGTCATCGCAATTCGGTAACTACGATCATCGGCACCAGTGGTCATGATCGATTGGTAGGTACTCGCTGTGATGACTACATTTATGGTCTTGGTGGACGTGATACGCTGATTGGACGTGCTGGTGAAGATCATCTGTTCGGAGGTCGTGGACGTGACCGCCTGCGTGCAGCCGATGGATTTGCCGATGTGGTTAGCGGTGGCCGCGGTAGAGACCGTTGCACTGGTGACCAGTTGGATTCCTTCCGTCGTTGTGAAGTAGTAGTTGTGTTCTTCGTACAGCCAGTACTTCACTAAAAGAGTCCCCCGGGTTGCGTGCCCACTCCTCCTGGGGGATTAGGGCGGGGAGAACTCTAATAGGTGACCCCTGGAGCCTCTAGCCTATTAGGGACTCTCCGCCCGTCTTCAACTCTGGGTTAAAATTTTAGAAAGTAGATATGGATCTCAGACCGCATCAAGAGAAAGCACTTGAAGGACTCAGTGATGGAAAGATTCTCTGGGGTCCTGTAGGCTCGGGAAAATCTCGAGTAGCTGTAGCATATTACGAGAAGCAGCATTGGGGTAGAGATATCTATGTAATCACTACGGCGAAGAAACGTGATAGTGCGGATTGGACTGGTGAGTTCGCTCAGATTGTTATCGGTAAGGAACTGGATGCCACGTCAGGTGGTGTTCTCACTATTGATAGTTGGAACAACATCGATAAGTATAAGGATGTAAAAGATGAATTCTTCATATTCGATGAACAAAGATTGGTTGGTGGAGGTAAGTGGGTCAAAGCGTTCCTCAAAATCGCCAAACATAATAAGTGGATTCTCCTCAGCGCCACTCCCGGAGATACCTGGTTGGACTATATCCCAGTCTTTGTGGCAAATAACTTCTATCGAAACCGGACAGAGTTCAAGCTTGAACATGTGGTCTATGCGCCGTACGCCAAATTCCCCAAAGTTGTTAGATACCTTAATGAGGGTAAGCTTAACAAGTATCGTAATGAGATCCTTGTTCAAATGTATTATACGAAGCATACGACGAGACACCCGATAACGATATTTGTAGGCTACAACAAGCCATTATTGGACAATGTCATCAAGAATCGTTGGCATATTTACAAAAATAAGCCAATTCGGGACATTGCTGAGCTGTTTCAGGTGATGCGGAGGGTGGTTAATAGTGATCCTTCGCGTCTAAGGGCTGTCAGAGAGCTTCTAACGGAACACGATAGGGTAGTAGTGTTCTATAACTTCGACTATGAGTTAGAGCTTCTAAGAGGCTTACAGAGCGATATAACGGTCGCCGAGTGGAATGGTCACAAGCATGAGGAGATTCCTAAGACAAAACGGTGGGTTTACCTCGTTCAATACGTCGCTGGATCGGAAGGATGGAATTGTATTGAGACCGATACAATCCTCTTTTATTCGCTCACATATTCGTACAAAAATTGGGAGCAAGCGCACGGAAGAATTGATCGACTAAATGTGCCATTTTCGGATTTATACTATTACACCCTCCGTTCAAAGGCCATAATTGACACTGCAATATGGAGATCATTGAAGGCCAAAAAGAGCTTCAATGTGGGTAGTTTTCCCGAGTCGAACCTACTTGGCACAAAAGTGGCACAGTGAAAAGGGGTCTTAAGCCCTTTGTTAGAGCCAAAAACTCGTAATAACTATTTGTGCCACTTCCCTTCCTAATTCCTTTATACTATTTACGCAAGCCCATATCTAAAAGTATATATAGATATTAAGTAGAAAAATAATAGGGTAACGGTTGGGACATGAAGTGGCACACTTTCACAAGGCTGCGCAGCTTCCTCAAGGCCCTTAAAAAATGGGGTAAAATCTATGCCTGAAAACTGGCAAACAATTGAACGTTTTCCGAAATATAGTGTGAGCGACCAAGGTCGCGTCCGCTTTGACAAATCTGGGAGAATTTTACGATGTAACGAAAATCAATACGGGCTTCTACAAGTAGGGTTGATGGATGAGGGTGTACAAAGGCACAGATCGGTGCCCCTTCTCGTGGCCAAAGCTTTTCTTCCTGAGCGTGCTGGTCCTTTTGATACTCCAATCAATCTGGATGGAGATCGACATAATAATCAAGTTCACAACTTGGTTTGGCGGCCTAGATGGTTCGCTATCAAATACAACCAACAGTTTCGATATCCTTACGAAAACCCTATCGAATCTCTCATCATGGATTTGAAAACTCATGAGATAAGTGAAAATTCATTTGAATGTGCGAAACGATACGGTCTTCTCGAGAAAGATCTAGTAGTCTCAATTTTGAGTCGCACTTACGTTTGGCCAACATATCAGCAATTTGGCATTGTCGAATAGGAGAGACATGAGTGATACAATTATTATCTCAGGTTGCTTGTTGATTATGTTTTTTCTCGGTTATGTACTTGGGCGTAGAGCATGACTTGGCGACAACAGATGATTTGCCGAATCTTGCTCATGATTGCAAGTTTGATGGCCGAGAATGAGGAATTGAAAAAAGAGCTGCGTTATTTGTCGAATTCGATTACACAATATAAAGAACCAGAGACGTTGGAAGGTAATGATGAGTGATCAGCCTAGTGAAGCAGAAATTAATGATGCTATTACTCGCAACATGGAACGAAAGTGGATCGTGGGTGTTCAAGGAGAACATGTAGTCGTTGTGAATTACCGGGGTCTTGGCGGTTGTAAGATTAGCCAAGAAGATTGGCCGGATTTGAAACTCGTAATTGATACTCTGATACCAGGAGCGATTCCTAATGGCTGATGATAAACCCAATTTGGGATTAGCAACAACGTATGAGTTGATTGCAGAGTTGATGGCTCGAGCCGAAGTTGATAAGACCGTTGGAAAGACGTGGCCGCTTTATACAACTGTGGGTGGAGAACCCAAACCACAGCCAATTCAAGTTGGAGAATAAAAATGAGTGATGAACAAACTGCCATCATACCGCCAGATAGAGTTGTGAAACCATATAGAGATCCGATTCCCGGTCGTGGTTCGATTGAGCTGCGTCGAACAGCAGGTGGTTCATATTCGTGGGTGATTACAATTTGGGCTGATGCGATCGTGACAGATACTCATCTGATTGGTATGGTGGATTCTGTACAACGAGTAGATCTTGAGCTGCGTGAGAGGTATCCAGAATCAGGAGCACCAAAGAAGGAGTCATGATATTTAGAAAGCTACGTTGGTGGCGTGGAGTGTTGCGTTTACGTCATGGATATTGTCCGCTTTGCAACAGTAGTCCTCCCCGCGAATCGTGTCCGGTATGTTTAGGTAATCGTAAATATGGATATGAAGCGAGTTCTAGTCAACGATTGGTTTGGCGAGAAAGATTTGCTCGCGTCAATCAAGGAATAGATATTAGATAGCGGCTTAATCGCAGACTTTAATAGAAGGAATAGGATATCGCATTTTATTTTTCTGCGAAATAGCCACTAAAACGTGAAAGGAGGGAGATGTCCGGCCAACTTAGTACTCAGCCGCCAAATTTAGATCTTGCGTTATATGCCGGAGACGGTGTTTCTTTTAAAATCATTTGCACCGATAATGCAGACCCACCACAACCGGTAAATGTTACTGGGGATATTCAGGCACAGGTACGTGTTGATCGTCTCTCTGCTGATCCTCCGGTGGCTGCCTTCTCCGCAGATATGGTTGGTGCTGATCAAGGTGAAGTTGTACTTTCACTAACGGGTGATGATACACAAGCATTAATCGACGACGGATCTACTACTAAGGGTAAGTTTGCTGGAGTGTGGGATGTTCAGTGGACTGCTAATGGTGGTGAACCGCGCACTCTATGCCAAGGCAAAGTGGAGTGTATCGCAGATGTCACCCGATGATTTCACAATAACGGTGCAAGGTGATAACATTGAGATTTCAACTGAGAAAGATATACCCGAAGTAACTATCGCTCTCGATGTAGTTCCAAAGTATAATGCGTTCGTTACCGATCAAGACATTGATCTTAAAGTTGAATCTCAT